TGACATGATCGAACATATTCGTCGCATCCAGTTCTACACGCGAAAAGCGGCAACGTATGCAACCGACCGGCGGCCGCAACACATGCGGAACCGGTATCGATTCGAACGGCTGATGCGGTACAAAGCGGAGCTCAATCGCAGGATCAAAGCATCCGGTTATCGTTGGAAACCGGATATACCGCTCAATGAGGAGGGGGAGCAAGTTGGACAGACAAACACTGGCGCGTGAAGCTGAGGCGGCAGCTCGGAGGGCGCGGCACAATCTCGAATGGATCCGGAAGCATCCGGATCGGATCGACCCTGCGAAACGCGCGGACATGGAAGCGTACCTGCGGAAACTGATCCGTTTCGCGCGCGAAGAAAAGCGAAACGCCCGGCGGGCGGGCCGGACGTCTCGGATGATACGTTTTGGAAATTTCCTTGCTTTCATTATACCACGTTTCCCGCGTGAAAGGGAGCGGCAAGCATGAAATTTCGCTGGCTTTCGAAACGGTCCGAACAGGCAGCCGTCACGATGGCTTACGCCCGGGTGATGTGCCGCGGAATGGCGGTCGAGGATGCGATCCGGGAGACGCTGGCGAACGGGTTGCATTGCCGGCATCCGGAAGAGATCGCACCTGGAACGTTCGCCCGCCTCTGCCGGGCGGTTGAAGAACTGCGGAAGAAGAAAGGAGCGTGAGGGCATGGCGGAGATCGAGGTTGATTTTTCCCGCTTAAGCATTTCCGTCCGTATCTTGCCGGAATCGCGATGGGACCCGCCGGAACTGGTGATTTCGGACGGGAATGACGAGGTTAGGATGAAACTCACAGATGAAGACTTGAAAGAAATCAACGAGAAGATTAGGAGACATTTGATGAGAAAGATCCAGACAAGCGCATAGGGGCCGTCGGCCCCGTCGTAGAGCGTTCGAACGGTGTTCGCCCCCTTCACCGGATCGAGCGCTCCACGATGCGGCTGATCGCATCAATCCAGACGAAAGGCAGGTGAAAAGGATGGGTATGTATCGCAAAAAGCCGGTTGTAATTGAAGCGTTTCGCTGGACCGGTGGGCCTGATCAAACAGAAGATCCGGAATGGATTGTTGAGGCGATCAGGGACTGCAAAATCACCTTTGACGCGGGATTGATGTTCATCGAGACGCTGGAAGGCGTTCACCGCGCCGTGCCGGGGGATTACATTATTCGGGGGATTGCTGGCGAAATCTACCCCTGCAAGCCCGACATCTTTGAACAGACGTACGAACCTGTAAACGAAGAATGACCCGCGGGCAGGCGGGCCATCTGCAAAACGTTCAATTACCGCCATTTTACCACGGACGGGGAATGGCAACAAGGAGGGGTTCGATGAAGCAGATCGTTCTGGAACGGTTGGTGTTGCGCAATTTCAAGGGCATCCGGGAGTTCACGCTGGATGCCCGCGGCGCAAACGTGAACGTCTACGGAGACAATGCTGCGGGCAAGACCACGTTGTTCGACGCCTGGAACTGGCTTCTCTTCGACAAGGACAGCGAGAACAAGAGCACGGGCAACTTCGAAATCAAGACGCTGCGGCCGGACGGATCGCCGATCCACAATCTCGAACACGAGGTCGAGGGCGTGCTGCTGATCGAAGGACGCCGGACGACGCTCCGCAAGGTGTACCGCGAAGTCTGGACGAAGAAGCGCGGCAGCGCGAAATCCGAATTCAGCAGGCACACGACGGACTATTTCGTCGACGGTGTGCCGGTCAAGAAAGGCGAGTATGAGGCGGCCGTCGCTTCTATCGTCGACGAAGACATCTTCCGCCTGCTGACCGACCCGCGCTATTTCAACGAGGTGCTGAAGTGGAACGACCGGCGGAAGATCCTGCTGGAGGTCTGCGGCGATATGACGGACGACGAAGTGATCGCATCGTCGCCGGCACTCGCAGAACTGCCGGCGATTCTGGGCGGCCGAACGATCGAACAGCATCGCAAAGTGGTGCTGGCTCGTCGCAAGGAGATCAACGACGAGCTGGAGCGGATCCCGGACCGGATTGATGAAGCGAACCGCGCGAAGCCGGACGTCAGCGGCTACAGCGAGGACGAGCTTCGGGCGAAGATCGACACGCTGAAGATCAGGATCGAGGAGAAGCAGGACGAGCTCCGGCGCATCCAGAACGGCGGCGAAATCGCTGAGAAGGAAAAGCGTCTCCGCGAGCTTGAGGGAGAGCTTCTAGCCATCAAGAATGAGTTGCTAGCCGGCACGATGGACAAGCTGGCCGCAAAGCGTCAGGAACTCGCCGAACTTCGCCGGCGCGCCGAAGAAGCGGACTACGGCATCCAGAAGAGCAGGCAATACATCGAGAAAGCTGAACGTGAGATTGCCGCGCTCAACACGGAAGCAGAACGGCTCCGCGAAGAATGGCGCCGCGTGAACGCCGAGCAGTTCGACGAATCGACTTGCGGCGACGCCAACTGCCCGACGTGCGGCCAAGCGCTGCCGGAGGAACAGGTAGCAGCGGCGCGTCAGAAGGCTGAGGCTGACTTCAATCGCAAGAAAGCAGAGCGGTTGGAGCAGATCAACCAGCGCGGGAAGGCTGTGGTCGCTGAAGCTGAACGGTACAGGGAAGCGAAGGCTGAACATGAGCGGACGCTCTTCGAACTGCAGGAAGTCCGCGGGACGCGCTGGGAGGCTGTGGAAGCCGCAGAGAAGGAACTGGCGGAACTGCAGGCCGGCATGACGAACGTTTCGGATGATCCGCGGTACATCGCGAAGCATCAGGAACTGGAGACCGTGAAGGCAGATATCGCTGCGCTGCGGTCGTCCAATCTCGGCGCTCTGGACGCCGTGCGTCTCGAGACCGCCAAGTTGCGGAACGAACTGGAGATGTTCGAACAGCGGTTCGCGCGGTTCGCCATCGTCCGGCAACAGGAAGCCCGGATCGCCGAGTTGGAAGTGCAGGAAAAGGCGCTGGCCGAGGAGTTCGAACGGCTTGAGCACGAACTGCATTTGCTCGATCTGTTCACGCGGGCGAAGGTCGATCTGCTGGAAAACCGGATCAATTCGCGGTTCCTGATGGCTCGGTTCAAACTCTTCAACCAACTTTTGCACGGCGGACTCGAGGAGACGTGCGAAGTCATGGTCGACGGCGTGCCCTACGGCAGCCTGAACAACGCCGCTCGACACAATGTCGGCCTCGACATCATCGCGACGCTGTCCGAGCATTTCGGAGTCTGCGCTCCGATATTCCTCGACAATGCGGAGTCGGTCACCCGTCCGCTGCCGACACCGGGACAGCAAATCCGACTGATCGTCAGCGCCGGAGACAAGACGCTCAGGGTGGAGACGGAACAATCCCAAATCAAGGAGGTAGTCTGATCCATGGCATACGCAACGGGACTTGTCAAGATTACGGACACGTTCGCGCCGATGATTGAGCGCCAGCTTACGGCGAACGGTGTCCATATGGATCAATACGCGAAACAATGCGTCATCAACGCGATCAGCGCGATCAACGCTGTTCTGGACGGGAAGGGGATCGACTGGAACGATCCCCAACTGGACCGGAACAACGTGACGCAAATCCTGCTGAACGTTGCCGCTCTCAAGCTGAACGCTGCGGCGAGCCCGCGGGAAGTGTACTTCCAGCTGCGCAACGTCAAAATCGGCGACAGCTGGAAGAAACAAATCGAGATGGGCATTGAGGGTGACGGGAACGACGCCATCCTCGCTCGTTTCGGACGAAACGTGAAGCAGGTTCGCCCCTTCTGGCTCGTGCGCGAGCACGATCACTTCGAATATCCCTCTTACAACGGACTGGAGATGACACCGCCGAAGTGGACGCCGACCGGGAAAGGCGAGGTCGTCCGCGTCGTGTACCCGATCATCTTCCAAGACGACAGCATTCAGTTTTTCATCGCTGAGCGTGACGATGTGGTCAAAAACCTCATCGCTCACATCAACAACAATCTCATGAACGAAATGTTCGGCATTTGCGCCGACCGGTTCAGGGCAACCCCGGAGCAGAAGAAACAGATCGCCGAAAAGAAGAAGGCGATCCTTGATAAGGCAAAATCGCTCGGTCTGAACGCGCTGGACGATCCGGAACTGCAACAGTGGATCAGTCCGGCATGGACGGAGTACCAGAGCCGCGAGGCGATGCTGATCCGTAAAATGCGGAACAACATCGTGAAGAAGATCCCGAAGGACTTCGGCAGCGCGTTTGTCGAGATGATCCACGCGGAGGCCACGGATCCGGACTATGCGGAAGTGCGTCGTGAGCTGCAGGAACACGCCAACAGCGAGCCGATCGACGTCGACTACTCGATCAAACCCGGTCCGGAGGAGCAGCCGGCGCCGCAGTCCGAACCGGAAGCTGCACCAGAACCTCAACAACAATCGTCACAATCACCTGAATCTGCAGTTACGCAACAACCGGTCAGCACGAGCTTCGACACCGGCCAGAGCGCATTTGACTTCGGCGAACCTGTGGCGGCCGGCGATGGACCGGGATTCTGATGATTCGGTTTCGTTCTATCGCCAGCTCGTCCGCCGGCAACTGCTACCACGTCACGGACGGCCGTACAGAGCTGCTCATCGAGGCCGGCATACGGTTTGCCGACATCCGCAAGGCGCTGGATTTCCGCGTCTCGCGCCTTGCGGGCGTCCTGATCAGCCACGAGCACATGGACCACTCCCGGGCAGCCGCAGACCTCGCAAAAGCCGGCGTCAACGTCTACGTCAGCGCCGGCACAGCCGCCGCCCGAGGCTTAAGTGGCCACCGGATCAAGGTAATCGAGCCGAAGCGTCAGTTCGAAGTCGGGACGTGGATGATCATGCCGTTCGACGTGGAGCATGACGCGGAGCAGCCGTTGGGCTTCCTGCTCGCGAACCAGACGGGCGAGAAGATGGTGTTTATCACGGATTCGTATTACTGCCGCTACACGTTCAGCGGCCTGACGCATATCGCGGTCGAGTGCAACTATTCGCTCCGGTTGCTGGATGAAAACATCGCTGCCGGCCGTGTTCATCCGGCGATGCGGCCGCGGCTGCTCAGGTCGCACTTCAGCCTCGAAAACGTGCTGGATTTCTTACGAGCGAACGACCTGTCGAAGGTGCAGGAGATCCACCTGCTTCACCTGAGTGACAACAACAGCGATGAGGTGTTTTTCCGGCGCCGGGTGCAAGAAGTAACCGGGAAACCGGTATATGTTGCAGGGAGGTAAGGACCGAATGGGCTGGTTCTTTGGCAGATGGATCGGCATGTCGCGAACCGTCCACGAAAGTTTCATACCGTCATATAGCCAATATGTCCGGGCGATTCTCGCTCGCCCGCGACGGAGCAGGGGAGGAAAGCGGAAATGATGGGCAAACGACCGACGCTGCGGCAGAAGAAGACGATCGCCGGCATGGGGCTCAACCCTGAAAACTGGCTCGTCGCGAAGGCTCCTCCGGGGGCACTGCATTTGGTACATCGTTTCACGGGAACGAGGAAGGTCATTCCGGCCTGAAGGCGAGTGATTCGATGCTCAAGGACTGGAATTATTGGAAAAACAGAATCACCGGTATTCGCGATTGGTTGTGGAGCGAAACACTGAAGATGGTTGAGCACGAGTTAACGCCAATTGAACGGATCGCATTCTTAGCCATCTATGATCTGCAACTTCAGTACGGGATGAACAATTTCAGCTTCAGTTGTCAGGAGCAAATTGGTAAGTACCGGGTGGATTTTCTGATTCGGTACCAACCTCTGGACAATCCGGCGATTGACCGAAAGATCATCATCGAGTGCGACGGGCACGACTACCACGAGCGGACGAAAGAGCAGGCTGCGCACGACAAACAGCGAGACAGGTTCTTTACGAAACGCGGTTATATCGTCCTGAGGTATACGGGATCCGAACTTTGCAGGGATCCATACAAGATCATGCAAGACGTGGACGCAATTTTGATTCCCGAGAATTTCAGGGAGTCGTTCGGGATCGGAAACGATGATTAGGGGAGGTTCGACGGATGGCGAATCCGCAGGCAGAAAACGGATACATAAGGCTCGCCAATGAGTTGTGGGACGAAGTCATCCGTCGCGACTTCACCAAACGCCAAAAGGACATTTTGTTCTTCATCTGGCGACTCTCATACGGGTGTCAGAAGCGCACCGCATACGTCCCGAAGATGAAGGATTTCGAACTGTGCGGCGTGCCAGCGACAAAGATACGGCCGGAACTGGAGTACCTAGAAAAGTGTCGCGTCATGTTTTGGGATCGAGACGACCACATATTCGAGATCAACAAGAACTATGAGGAATGGTTCGTCAGTCTCGTGAAGACCTGGGACGAGGTAAAATTCAACGACCTGATCGCGCTGAACCTCGCCCGAAAATCACCACCGGCCAAAGGTCGAGACATCCCGAAAGAGGAAGAAAAACATCCCGAAATGGGAAGTTGTGATTCCCAAAAAGGGAATGAAGAACTTCCCAAAAAGGGAAGTTCAACGGCCCGAGATCCCTTACGGGATGCGGGATCTGAGCCGCCGAAAGACATTATTAAAGACATAAATACTACTACTACTAATACTACTGACCCGATCGGACAGGCGAGCGATATCTTTCTCGAAGGAATCGACACCATGCCTAAACGGGATAAAGACGATCCGTTCATCCAGATACTTGATGCTTATTGCGAACTCCACAAGAAGATGGACATCCATATCAGGGAAAAAGAACGGATGTCGATTCGGTGGCTCTTATCCTGCGGTGTTCCTGCCAATTTCGTGATCGACACGATGCGAAAAATTTACGAGGCAAAAAAGCGGCGAGAAGAAGAGGACGGGCTGACATTCAGACCACCTACTTCGTTCACGTACTACAAAGACGCCATTTTAGAAGCGTGGATGGCAGAGAGAGTCATAACCGAAGGGGTGCCAGTCCCCGAGGGGGTGCCAGTCCCTCCGGTCGCCCTTGGCTCGCTGCCACGAAAATCACGTCATCAGGCGCAGATCGACGAACTGACGAGACTGATCGAGGAGGAGAGGACTCGTGAAGCTAGCGGAAGTCGCTGAACTGTTTGTTGCGATCAAGCGGGCATATCCGAGTTTCGACGGAAGCAGCGATAACGTGCGCTTCTGGCACAAATACCTCGTAGATACGCCATACGAACAAGCGAAGGCGAATCTGGACCGGCATATCACGAGCGAGCGATTCCCGCCGACGATCGCCGACCTGCGGCGCCCGCTCGACCACAAAGAGCCGGAGACGGTCTACCACGAGCAACTTAGGCGCGAGAGCGAAGAGCATTTCCGGCGGCTCGATGAGTTCGCCCGGACAGCCGTCCCAGCGCCGCCGGAAGTGAAAGAGAGGATGAGGCAGCTTGCGGCTCGCAGAGCTTATGGCGGCTGAACTGCCACACAACATCGAGGCCGAGCAGGCGGTGCTCGGATCGATCCTGATCGAGAACGAAGTGTTCGACATGGCCGAAAACATCCTGCGCGGCGGCGAGTTTTACAGCGAGGTCAACGCACGGATTTACCGCACCATGCAGGAGATGCGCGAGACCGGCGAGCCGATCGACCTTCTGACGCTGACAGCCCGTCTCATGGATAGCGGAGAGCTCGAAACGGTCGGCGGCGTGGAATACCTGTCCCGGCTCCTGAGCATCGTTCCCACGGCGTCAAACTGCGAGTATTACGCGGGCATTGTCCGCGAGAAATACGTGCGGCGCTGCGAAATCCTGATGCTCCGCGAAATGCTCGAAAAGGCCATGCAGGGAGACGGCGAGGCTGGCCAAATCTCGGCGGCTGTCCAGGACAAAGCGACGGCCATCCTCGAGCAGAGCACGGCGGCTGAAAAGACGTTCCGGCCGATCGGCGAGGTGGCGGTCAGCCGCTACGAAGAGATCGAGCGGCGGGCGGAAGCTCCGGTGGGAAACGGCGTGACCGGGCTTCCGACGGGATACCCGGATCTCGACCGGATGACGACCGGTTTCCAGCCCAGCGACATGATCATCGTGGCCGCCCGGCCGTCGGTCGGGAAAACGGCATTTGCCCTCAACATCGCGACGAACGTCGGAGTATTGGCGCGGGAAACGGTCGGAATCTTCAGCCTCGAGATGTCCGCGGCGCAACTCGTCGACCGGTTGATAGCGGCGGAATCCGGCGTAGATGCCGGAAAACTCCGGACCGGACGATTGGATCCGGAGGATTGGGCGAAGGTGGTGGAGGCCATCAGTCGGCTGTCCGAGGCACCGATCTACATCGACGACACTCCGGCGATCACGGTGCAGGACATCCGGATCAAGGCTCGCCGTCTGCAGCGCGAACGCGGACTCGGGCTCCTGATCGTCGACTACCTGCAGCTTGTCCAGACACGGCGCCGCGGCGAGAATCGGCAGCAGGAGGTGTCGGAGATCTCACGGACGCTGAAGCAGATCGCGCGCGAGCTGAACGTGCCGGTCATCGCGCTGTCACAGCTCAGCCGGGCGGTCGAGCAGCGGCAGGACAAGCGGCCGATGCTCTCCGACCTGCGCGAATCGGGCTCGATCGAGCAGGACGCGGACATCGTCGCCTTCCTGTACAGGGACGACTACTACGACAAGGAAACGGAGCGCAAGAACATCGTCGAGGTCATCGTGGCCAAGCAGCGGAACGGCCCGGTAGGAACGGTGGAGCTCGTGTTCCTGAAGAACTTCAACAAGTTCGTCAGTCTCGACCGCGGGCATGAGCAGCCGGCGCGCCGGGAACCGGACCCGAGGAGGCAGTGGGCATGAGCGGCCGGCAGGAACGTGAATTCGACGCCATATGGGAGAGCCTCGAACCAGAGCTTCGGCAGGACATCGAACGGCTCGATCACAGACTTCGGACGATTTGGTATGAGGCACGAATATGCGGAGTCCCGGCTTCTATGGTCGAACGCAAAATGCGTGAGCGATTCTGGTCGCTCGTGAAGGAGTTGACGACGGATGGAGCGGATGACGGTCGAGGAATACCGGGCTCTGACGGCCGGAAAGAAACCGTCGAAGTACCGGAACAAAAAAACGAAGGTCGACGGCATCACGTTCGACTCACAGGCTGAGGCGAACCGGTACAGCGAGCTGAAAGCCCTTCAGCAAGCCGGCGCGATCCAGTGGTTTATCCGGCAGCCTCGGTTCCTGCTGCAGGAGGGTTTTCAGAAGGGGGACATCACCTTCGGGAAGATCGAGTACGTGGCCGACTTCCTGATCTGCTGGGCCGACGGGTCGATCACTGTCGAGGATGTGAAGGGCATGCGGACCCGGGAATTCAGCATGAAGCGGAACATGTTCGAGAAGCGATACCCGACGTTGCGACTTGTGGAGGTGGAAGCATGAGCCCGGCGGAGATTGTTCACTACAAAGAGCGTTGCTGGTTCTGCCATAAACGAAAAGCCACGCTACTCTGCGATTTCGTCGTAGGGTGGGTTTGGACGACGATCGACTTCCGGAAAACACCACAGACCTGCGATCGGCGAATTTGCGAGCAGTGTGCGATACATCTCGGCGGTGACACGCATTTCTGCCCTATCCATACGATGGAAGCAAAGCAAAGGCTGGGGATGGGTAAGAGAAAATGATCGCTCCGGACTGGTTCGAAACGGTCGGGCGAGCGCATATGCGGCGATTTTGCCTGCTGGTGTCCTTCGCGGCGCGGGAAAGCCAAGAACGGGGATGGAAAGTCTCGGGTGATAGGCTGCTGAGCGCCTATCATACCATCTTTCGCGGCGAGAGCTACGACAGCAAGGCGAAATCCCAGGCGCAAGTTGAGAGGCACAAACGCAGGAAAGCGGCACTATCAATAATGGAGGTGGAAGCGTGAAGATCCGGGCGGACATGATCAAGCGAGCGTTGAGCAAGCGGCATCGTGAAGATTTCTTTCTCACCGAGGTCAAGACCGGTCCAACCGGCTACGAGCATCATCGCATCGACGCGCTCGCCATCAAAAAATCCTGGGCGAATCCGTGCATAACGGCCTATGAAGTGAAGGTCGATCGGAGTGACTTCGCGCGTGACGACAAATGGCCGGCGTACCTGCAAAACTGCCATCAATTCGCGTTCGTCTGCCCGAAGGGACTGATCCAACCGGAGGAACTGCCCGAAGAGGTCGGGCTGATCTACTACAATTCCGAGACGGAGGCACTCGTCACGAAGCGCAAGCCGGCATATCGGAATGTAACCGTTCCTTCGAACCTGCTCATGTACATCATCATGACCAGGCTCGAAAATGACAGGCATCCGTTTTTCTCTTCCCAGCGCGAATATATCGAAGCATACCTGCAGGACAAGGACGAGCGAAAGGAAATAGGGGAAAGCTTCGGCATCAAGGTGACGGAAGAAATCGGGAAATTGCGCCGGGAACTTGAGAGACTGAGCGACAGAAAAGAAAAGCTTCAGCGCTTAAAAGAAGTGAGCGACATTCTGCGTGAGTACGGAATCTGGATAGACGGCTGGGGAACGTCCTGGAAAGAAGAACTTCGAAAGGCGCTTGCGAACGGTCTTGATCCAAGGCTTGAGAGTGAATTGCAATACCTACTCAAACGGGCTGACGTGATCAAAAAGATGCTGGACGAAAGGAATGCGGAACAATGTACGACCGCGTGAACACAGCAGCAATCCTTTTCGGCGGCATCGGCGGGTTCTCGGCGGGGTGACGGGAATGCAACTTACACTTTTTGACGATATTTTTGACTCACCAGGTACAGAAGACCAAATGATCGAGAAAGCCCTTCTTCGCGGCAGCTGTTTTTCCGGGGGAAAGGCTCGAATTTGGCAATTCGCACAGTCTCATCCGCCGATCGGTGAACTTGCGAACCTCCTGAGAAACGAATACGGCATCGGAGGATGGGGCAGACCGACGCGCACCGATGGAGAATTGCACGGCGGTCATTACGACAGCAAGGGAATGACTCTTCGATGGACGCAAGACGGTAAAGAAGTCGAGAAGTGGTTCGCGTGGACTAAAGTGGCGCAAGTGTTGATACGCATGGTTGAGCAAGGCGTGTATGCCCATGAATAAGAACAGCCAGCGGTGGTGCATTGAGATGGCAAGCCAAGCTAAGCAACAGTTCTATGAGATCGCAGTCGACGAAAGCCAACCGCTTGAGGAACGATACGCAGCCGCCCGGGAGTTGCAGCGCCGCACGCTCAGCACACGCAAATCCTATGAGTTGGTGCTGTTGTGGCCGCATTACACGCCTTCCGAGATTGCGGCGATGCTGAATGTTACCGTTCCGACTGTGATCGGGGTGGCAAGCCAATACGGACTTTGGCAGAGGAGACGGTCATCGTGAGTGGTCAGTACGACGAATTCCAACCCTACTTCCGCGCCTATCTTCTCCATACCGGCGCTGATCCGTGGGATGCGACAGGATACATCCTCTGGATCAGCAGCAAATGGCGGGAATGGCGAGAGTTGAACGGGCTGGACAGATGGGCGAAGGTAACGGAGGAACAGCGAAAACAGTTCGAACAGTGGCTGTTTGAGGCGGTGCAGGAAGGGCAATTGGAGATGCAATTTTGAGGGGAGGGGTGACATGACCGCACCTCGCATAGCGGCCGGCAACTGACGCTGTTTTGAGAAAGGAGAAAACCAATGGGCGACTACATGAGAGAGATCAAATATTGGCATCGGACGTGGGCGAAAAATACGCCACGCTGCCCCGGATATGGGGAGATGGAAGGGAAGTGCGACGGAATCCTTATGGATGGATGGGAATATTGCTTTGACTGTGCTGTCCGAAAGCTGGAAGACGAACGGACCGGGAATGACATTGAGGGGAGGGAAAAGGGATGAACGGATTCCAGATTACATGTTTGCGGTGCGGAACGTCGATGAAAGTTGAGCCCGGATTTCGCGATGTTCCGAACGAACCGATCAGATTCGGTACTGATCTTCGCGATTT